CCTTATTAAACATTCCACCAACTTTATTACCTATAGCACCACCTATTGGGCCACCCACTGATGTACCAAAAGCGGTAGCAGCACCTTGTAACAGACTACCAAACAACCCACCACCACCAGAGGTTGCTTGTGTACCAGCCTGTGCTAATGCAGCACCACCACTTGCTGATGCTTGTTGTGCCTGTGATCTAGCTTGTTCAATAGATAGCCCCTGATTAACAAGACCTTGCTCAAGCTGAGATGCTGTACCAAATGCACCAAGAGAACCTTGAAACCCAGCTAAGTAGTTTGCTAGCTGTTGGTTCTGTGCTTCTCTGTTTAAACCATATTGTTGTGCTGCTTGGGTAAACCCTTGATTCTGTTCTGCCATAGCTTGCGCTCTAGCTTGTGCGCTAAGTTGTGATAGTGCTTGTGACTGTGCTAAGCCTAGACCATAGGCATCAGGATTAACCATACCTACATTACCAGCTCCTACTGTTTCTCCTGATAGTTGTAAGCCTAGCCTACCACTACCAAACAGATCACTAGATAGTTGTTGTCTTTGTTGAGCAAACTTTGGTTCAAGAAGTGCAGACTGTTGTCCAAAAATATCAGCAGCCCTTTGCTCACCAGTATCACCATAACTAAACATGGGTACATCTTGACCAGTTTTGCTTAGGTACTGTTGTAAATAAGGTTCTGAATAACCAATAGCAGTTTGCCCTAAACTAGTTATACTAGGGTTAGGATTAGACGTAACATTAAAACCATATTGTCCTTGTGGTGTACCTGTAGTACTACCAAGAAGGGAGCTTGTATAACTATAAGGTTGAAACTGTGCGCCAGCATAAGGTTGTGCTGGTTTAGCTTTACTGCCACCACCCCCACCTAAAATCTTACCCATTGCTCTTTACTCCTTTAACAAATACTTCTCGGCTATTGCCTTCAAAGTCTTCAACTATTCCAAAATATTTAAATCCGTACATATCTAAAAACTTCCTGTGTTTGTTATCATTATCTGTATGTGGTGCGTAGATAGGTTGTTTGTATTTCTTTAACAAAGAGTCTAAAGCAACCTTCATTTTTTTCCTTGTACTCTTAGCCCACTTCCGTACATCACAATGAATGTATAACAAGCCTTCGTACACTTCTAAATATAATGTAAAGCTATCATCTTCTATTACAGGTACTTTCATCTTAGGCAGTACGCTTCCACATATAAACTGTTATGAATGGTTGGTAGTTAGCGTCAGTAACAGCACTATTAGATATTGTGTGAGTGTGACCTGCTCCACCACCAGTAGAGTTAGTAAGCGCACCTGTAACATCTGCAAAACCACCATTCTCCGCATTAAAATTAAGAAAACTGGTATTAGTAATCATTCTTGGTAGGCTGTGGGTGTGTGATGGCATTTCAGCTATTGTTAAAGCGTGTGACCCTGTAGTTGAACTAACAGCAGGAGAATCAGCACTACCACCTGTTTCTTCAACAGTATCAAACAGAGTATTACCACCATCTAAACCAACCATTACCCTACCAGCACCAAAGGCAGCCCATGTACCAAAACCTAATAAGGTGGCTGGGTTAGTGGCTACAGTAGCCTGTGTGTAGATACTACCTACTGGGTATAGGGCTAGTTTAACTGCTGCAATAGCAGTGGTAATAGCACTAGTGACATAAGCAGTAGTAGATAATTGTGTTGAGTTAGTAGCAGCAGAAGCAGTAGGTGCTGCTGGTGTACCAGTGAATGTTGGGCTGTTAACATCAGCTTTAGTATTAACTGCCGTTTGGATTGCTGAGAACTCATCATCAATCTCAGTACCCTTTACAATCTTATTGGCATTGCCAGTAGTTAAAGCATCTTTAGCTGCGAAGTCTGTTGTCTTTGAATAGTTACTCATTTATATAATCCTACCTTGTTTTCCGTAAACATCTAGTTTTTGTACGCTTAGTGAACCACCATCAATAGTAGCTTCAACACCTATTTGAATAATACTACCTGTTCCTGATGTTGAAGAAGCAACCCTATCTAATGCCACACCAGCAACATACTCTGAAACTACAGTAGCATTAGCACCATAGTCTGCTATCCCATACTCTGATACTGGTACTTCTTTAATAGTAAAAGGAAACGAATAATAAGCTGTAAGATAATCAAAACCAGCCTTTACATTAAATGCTTGTGCAGTAGAACCAATAACAGTAACTGCTACTTTCTTTAACATCTTGTTAATGTTTGGTAAGCCAAAGTCAAAGTGGTTAGTAAAGTAAGACATAGTGTAAGGAGAACCATTGTCTGTAAAAGTACCATACTCTGCTATACCATTAACCTGTGTAAGGTACATTTCCTTAGTTGTCTTATCGTAAACAAAGTCAGTGTGGTCTAGGTCGTTCCAAGTTGTTACCCTGTGTGAACCATCTTCTAATGGTCTACGAGTATCAAATACATAAACCTCTTTAGCTTCTGGTAAGAATATTAAATAAAATGCTTTCTCTGGAAAGTAACAAGACTTGATTAAAGTAAAGTCAGACTCCCTGCCTACAGTGCTTACAAAACTATCTCTGATGTTCATAGAGATGTCATTCATTTTTGCAGACTTCTCTTGTACTGTTCTACCCAAACTTCTTAAACCAGTAGCAGATAAAAAGAATATATCTGTGCCTGTATTCTGTATTGAATCTCTTGCTATACAACCTACACCTTCTAATACTTCTACTAAGGTTAGGGTGTTAACATCAAAGCTACCTTGAAAACTATCGTTGTCTTTAAATATAATAATGTTGTTCTTACAAAAGATAATTAATAAACCATTGTGGCTACCAAGCCCTGTAACGACATCTGAGCCTTTTGGAAGCACACCTGATATGTTGATACTACCTGCACTCCCACTGCCCCATTTAGTACCTTCTAGGAGGTCTGAGAAGTATACAGTAGTCTGGTTTGAAGTAGTGCCTGCTGCCCAGAGTCTACCATAAGCACTCATTACTATGTCAGCAGTAGGTGCAGTACCTGTGTAGTCAGCGTGTTGGTCTATGCTTTTAAATTCGTTAGCAGTAGATTCATTAGTGTAGTACAAAGGCTTGTAGCCACCTTGAAAGAAGTAAGCTCTGTCGTTTAAGGTTACTGCTTGCCATTTACCTGCTGATAGAGTATCTGTTGTAGTTGGAGTAAGTGTACTGAGTGTACTAAAACCTTTCTTAAAACCAGTAGCGTTCCAAGAGATGTAAGTATTGACACCAGCTACATCTAAGAAGGGGTGCATACCTAATAGGTTAATACCATCACTACCTGATGTACGATAAAACCAACCCTCTCTTGCACCCAACCTACCATACTGGTCAAGTACACAGTTGTTTGCTTCTAGTGCAAAGCTAGGGTCATTAGCAACACTAGACTCTTGGGTGTTTAAGCCTAAGAAAGCAGGTGCTACTAATGATGATGTAATGAGTTCTTTAGGCATATTAGTTTGTACTCACAATAAATGGTACTTCTTCAACTGTAAAGATTAATGAAGTGTTTACATTATCTGAATGTGCAACAATCAATGTACCTGTTTCTAGCATTATGTAAGAGGTGTCACTAAAGCCTGCATTAAACACACTACTAAAAGCTATAGACAATGTTTTAAATATAGGTGTTACTGTACTTCCAACTTTAACACTTGCATTAGCTACTGTTGCACCAGAACTTGCTGTGTTAGCTGCATTAAACATTACTAACTTTGCTCTTGTATTTGGTGGTACTGTGTAATAAGTAGCAGAGCTAGTAGTTACAGCAGGTACTAAGATTGTTCTAGCTTTCATACCAGATTAGCTCCTCTGAATGCTTATTGCTATCTAAGGATATTGCATCTTGTAAGGCATTAGTAGCCCTAGCATAAGCACTAACTGAAGTCATACCACCATCTTCACCACGCTCTTCTACTGCAAGTGCATGGGCTAGCAGCTCTACTGGCTTGCTTGGTATTACTAACTTATCAGCTTCTGTTACTAGGTCTGCTGTTCTTAGCACACAGTTAAATCTAATTGTGTAAGCACCATCAGGTATTGGGTAGAGGTCTACCTGTGTATCACCATCAGAACTAATACCATTGTAAGAGTACCAGTAGGGTGAACCTGTAGCTACGTTGTCACTTAAAAAGAATCTGTTAAACTCGTGAGAGCCTTTGGGTTTTAAGAAGATGTTATCGTTTACGTTGATGACATCTAATATAGTAATGGCATTCATTGAGCCATTCAGCTCATAGTTAAATACACCGCTAGTAGTAGTTGCACTTAGTGTGGTTCTTAAAGCACTCCACTGCCAAGCATTCTCTACTGTTTCTTTTGCATCATTGACAAGCACACCTATCAAACTAGAGTAAGAAGTTTCATTGACTGCTGCTACAGTACGTTCTCTTAATCTCTTTAATATGTTATTGACTATATCTAAGTAACTCATATTCTATGTACCTTAATTAAACCACTTGGTAAATAAGGTGCTACCAAGACCACCTAACCCCATTGAAATCATTATTGCTCCAGCAAACATTCCTTTACCTTTAGCCATTTGTTTTTCTA